TGCTCTCCCTTGCCTCGATGCGCGGACTGCCAACTGCCTTAAAATACCTATTTTCTAACCAACTCGTGTTTATATATCCCTTCAACACTAACACACCCGATACCTCAATTATCCCATTGACACGTAACCCGGCGGATATACTTACCTCATCGTTCACTCCGATTACTTTTAGATCATCAAGTTCAGCCTGCGTCGTAATTTCTCTCATTTTTTCTCCCCCTGTGTGATGTTCGATTCCTGCGCCGCGCGGAGTTTTGACATGATTATAAGGGATTCCCCATGTTGACTTGCTTAATCTTCCGGCAATCACAAACCATACTTGTGTTAGTAGCTTCAATGTATGCCCAACCAGACCCACTACAAACAGAGCAATTTCGATCAGCCAACTTCATGGTGCTTGGTTTATATTGAGAGGCAAAATCAGGCCACCTACGGATAATCGTCTCCAAAGTCCAATCACACCACTTTTGGCTCGCTGCCCACTTCAAAGACTCTAAAACCATTTCGTCTTTACCACCAGATTTTAAGATGAGTGTTTTTATTGCCTTGGCTGTTCTAGTATAGTCATCGTTCATAAAATTACTCAATACCAACCCCTTAATTTCGGCATACTCTTTCCTGATTTTGTCATATCTTACTAGTGCGTTATCTAGGTGTACCGAAGTATCTCCCTCGGATTTCCCAATATAGTTATGTAACTTCTTGAAGTTCCTGAATTTAACCTTACCATTCTGATGAATTGTTTTAGAGAAAGTACTTAAAATAGATTCCAAATTAATCCTTATTTCTTCTTCTCCCTTTTGTAAGTTGAACCTCGTTTTAAACCATTTAGGATCGCTATCAGAATTGTTTTGCGTAAGTCCAGCCATCGCAAGCCATAAAACATAGTCTAGTTTTTGGCTGTCTGTAAGGGTTTTTATAAACCTACTGTCATCAAACAACTCCAACATTAATTTAACGTAGTTTATGTTTTTATACGGCATGGTGGTTTACCATTAAAAACGGTTTTAAGGGGTTCGTCAAAGAGGTTAAAAAAAGAGAGAGCGGGCGAAGCCCGCAGTTATTTACTTTCTTAATCTTAATTCTTACTACGTTAATTCTTAATACATGGGGCAAGTTTATGCACCCTTCTACGGGCAAGTTTAAGCACTGGTAGGGGGCATATTCTTGCCTCTGATTAGTGGTCATACTTACCATCCTTGTAGTCTGGCAACCTATAGTAGTCAGGCGCACGTTTATTAAATTTTTTATACTTACCACGTTGGATTTTAATAAAGCCATGCTCAATAAGTTCATTTTTAGCGTATTTTATGCTTCGTTCTGACATACCCGTGTCTACACTTAATTGTTTAATAGATCGCCAAAACCAACCGTCAATATCACTAAATCTGTTCCGTAGTTTGGCGAGGTAGCAATACAGAATTTTCGACCTAGCACTTAGATAAATAAATTCTTGATTCTCAAAAACTTCATGAGGAACAGTAAACTCGTTATGCATAAATACTCCAAAAAACAAAACTTCCCAGGAAAGCGGAGCATCGCTTTTATGTCCCCTTGCGAGAGACAACCTGGGATAAGACAAAAAGCTCGACGAGAAATGCAGTCGAGCTTATTTTCTTGGTTTCTGTTCATGTCTGCTCCCATGATATTTTTTCATCGCAAGGTTTTCCTTCCATTAGGTACTCTTTAAGTATACACGATTCATTTTAAAAGTCAAGCGATTTCTTTTCACTCTCCCACCAAGTAGTACCTTGCCCATCGTTTCCCTCTCTCACCACTAACCATATCTCGACGTATGTCCCAACCCTCTTTCCGAAGTTGGTAAATCCTTCCAGAAAGTCGAAGCGATCCGAAAAGTTTTAGCGCCCCCATAGGAGTTAAAGAGTACCCCTGTTTGAGGTAATCCAGTATCAACCCCTCTTGGCTCTTGTCGCTATGGTAGAAAGCAGGGTTTTCTTGTTTCATCGAACGGGTTAAAATCGCCCGCTCTTGGGATAGGTTGCTGGCGCGGAGCGTCGCCTCCGTTTCAGTGTCGGGTTTCATTGTGTTGATCCTTTCTTCTTTAGTAAATCCAAAGGAATTGCCAAAATATCTTTCAACATTTTTAAGAGACTTACTGGACGACTAACAGCAGTACTTTTCGGCTCCGACTGGTTAGGACGTTTTGCCTACTTTTCCTGGCTAACTGCGTCACTGACTGCTCCGTTGGTTTGATAATTTGAACAATTCTTTGTTTTCCAAACTGGGTCAAAGTTGAGTGGATAAAGAAACCAGCCTTTTCTTATTCCATGAGCATCACCAGTCATTTCAGAATCTGGCTTTGCACATCGTGAATGAGCATCGCCAGGTATTTCTCGCCGATGCACACACGAATAACACTCGTTCATTTTATTGCGTTTTTCCATCTCATCCTCCGTTTAGAAGGTAGGGGGCAAACCGCCCCCCGCCTTTGTGGTGGTTAATACAATCCATAATCCTGTCTGTAGGTATCCCAGAAACTCTGTGTGTCTACGTGAAAAAAATCACGCACAAACTCATCCACCTTTTGCATATACTCGGCAAATTCAGCTTTATTCAGTGTCGTTGTTGTAGCTTCTTCGATAGCATTAAATTTCCCCCGGTCAAATATCTTCTCGGCGAGCAGGTGAGACTTCAAGTCAAGATGAAGTGCATCCTCTGAAAAATGGCCGTGGTCTTTAAGTCCTGCGTCATTGATGAGCCAATGCAAGTACACCCAATATAGCGAGTTCTGCGATAGCGTCCGGTTAGACCCCCACTTGACCGTAATCACCTCCCCGACCTTTGGCATCTTCTCATTGAATTGCGCCATCACAAGCAAGCGATGCTTGTCGTCGATCTTGGTTCCAAGAATCTTCGCTTGCACTCGTGGCATCTAAAACTCCTCGCCTTGTGCGGTATCTTCGCGCTTCTTCTGCTCAAAAACGCTTATTAAAATTCCAGGCATATGGTAAAGCTTTAGATATGATTTCCCATTAGATTCAAAAAACACCCCAATTTTATTCCACGATGTTTTTTCTTCACCTTGTTTATTCATATAAGATTCGCGGACGCACAAATCTTTCATTTAAATCCTCCTTTTTTGTTAAATTTTTTAATATACCCAATAGCCGATTTCAAAGAATCAATATTTTCCTCTCCTATTTGAGTTTACTTACCACTGTTTTCAATTCATCACAAAATCGCTCAAGTTCCGCACGAAGAATTTGTTGATACGCCATGTCAGGAGTTGCGCGGACGATCAGCGGTCTTATTCCGGGATAGTAGCTTACGAAGTCAAGCCACGCACGGCCAGTAACAAGCAACTGCCCTTGTGTCTGTTGGTAATAATCCGCCGGCAAGACTTTGCCGAGTAGATACCCGACATGAACAGCAAGCGTGGGGCACTTAATTTCAAGTAGCCCATCGTCACCTATCAACCCATCGGGACTTGCTCCGAAGGCATGAGCGCCATCGACAAGACAAAACCCAACCTGTTGCACCTGCGCGTCTGTAATGAGTTCATACGTTTCCCGCGCTTCAGGTTCCATTTCAATGCCGCGCTTCATCGCACCGTTCTGATACGTTTCCTCTGACACGCCAGTTATTTTCTCTCCAGCAAGTCGGTAGAGGTACTTTTGCCGTTGCTTCGATGGATTGCCCTTTGTGTCAATAATCAAGTCAAAATTACTGGCACTAGGAACACCGCATCGAACCGCCAACCATTCAGGAGTACCCTGCTGAACGTCGATTACTTTCATTCCTTCTTTCCTTTCGCTAACCTCTCACGCTTGGCCTCTATAAGCGACATGGCCTTCTGGTAGTCAGCTTTTGGCATCTTTTCAAGGCTTTCGATTTTCATTACCTTGAGGAAGCCGGGAATCGGCGTATTGAGTTCAGCAAGATGGTCAACGATGGTGTTCATTTGCACGTTGTCAATATACTCTACGCCTGCCCCCGACGACCGCCCATCATCATCTTGGTCATACGTTGCCAAGCCTGTAAGCGCGAGCAGTGTGTAGCGTTCAAGGTAAGTAATTGTCGAGCCGATAGCTTGGATGGTGTTTTTCGAGCCGCTTGTATCAGAGGGAGCCGCAAGCGATGTTTCCTCGCTATGTCCTTGTACGTGGGTAATATGGCAGGTCACGATTATCTGCCCGTTCTGTTTCGTTGTCCATGACGCAGACAGCCCATACTTGCTCAACTCACCGCTTATCTTCTCGGTCACGTTACCGAGCGACGCATGGCTATACTTCGTCTGTCCGTATGCAACGTCCTTGTCCTTGTCAATCTTGGGCGGGTTCGCTTTGAATTGCGCCATAGCTTCGTGGTATGCTTTGCGCGCTTGGTTCGCCTCATACCTCTCTTGTAAAGTAAGCAATTTCTCCAACTTGTCAAGGTCTGCGTTACCAGCCACAGCCATGCGAATCATCTCCGCTGGTGAGTTATCGTGCTTTGTAACTATCTCGGTGCTTTTCTTGTTTGCCATATTTCTACCTCTCCTTGTCTTTGCCAAACCTCGCGCTGTTAACGTAAGATTTTATCTTCTAAATGTTTAGGTACTTTCGTGATTCCTGTGCATTGGAGGTCGAGATAACCGCCAACCTTTAACCCCTCCGGCAGGGAGGTGATTCCTGTGCCTTGGAGGTTGAGAGAACCCCCAACCTCGAGTCCTTCAGGAAGGGAGGTGATTCCTGTGCCTTGGAGGTCGAGCCAACCACCAACCTTTAACCCCTCCGGCAGGGAGGTGATTCCTGTGCCTTGGAGGTCGAGAGAACCCCCAACCTCGAGTCCTTCCGGCAGGGAGGTGATGCCTGTGCCTTGGAGGTTGAGAGAACCGCCAACCTTTAACCCCTCCGGCAGGGAGGTGATTCCTGTGCCTTGGAGGTTGAGACCAGTCGGTATTTTACCCTTCCATTTTTTGAGTAAACCAAACAAGTACTCATACACCCTGTCGTCGTTACCGTGTGGATCGTCGTTATACCACGCTGGTTTTTCCTCCCATACGATTTTCCATTCCTCACGCCCGTACTTATCCTTGCGCCAGTTGCGTGGGTGGCACTCGACAGGAGCAAGGCGGGAGTTTTCTCCATCACGCAGGTTGTGCTCTCTTTTTATCTCCTCATGACTCTGACTGTTTTCTGAATGGTACACTGCGTTCTGCGTTACTACGAAACTGATTGCTCTACACATCTCCTCTCCTTCTGCCAAACCTCGGCGCTGTTGAGAAATGGTTTGCTTTGAATAACCACCACTTGATTTTTAACTTCATCCACCAGCTCATCTGTACGCCTCCACTTGTGCCGTCCCACGCTCGACACTGCGTAAGTGCAGGAGCCGAGGGAGCATCTTCTTGGGCTGGTTGAAAAACCGCGTGTCCTTACACTGGCTCTCAACGCCGGAACACGTACATGGCGTACGCATGGCTCCGCAATGTTCGCCTGATTCTTCGATCCACCAGCGACAGATTGTCATGGTTTCCCCTCCGGCATAAACTTATTCTTGAGTTCAGAGTAGTTTTTAATTATCTCCATACAATCTTCCCAATCCAAAACTCCGCCACTCAATTCACAAACTCTACGTACATTGAACATATTTGTTATGCCACTGTCCCTAATATCTTCAAATACCTCAAATTGCTCTTGTGTAATCATACCTTCACCCTCCGTCCTTCGTGCAACTTATAGTGTTTAATCATACAGGCCAGCTCGTGCGCCAGTATCGTCGTCTTTGCCTCTGCAAGCCCCGCCTCCACGTGCTTTATTTCGTCCTCTACCTTGCCGGAAGGTACAAAGAGCTGTATAACGTGGCGCTCACCGCAGTACAGGCAACGCTCTTTTGTGTCAACGTAGATGCGGGTCATGCCCCACCGCCTGCTGTCCGTACCCCTAACCAGAAACACACTACCACCACCGCCGTGAGTATCAGAAACCACGTGACGTATGCGAGCATACGGGAACGGTCACGCGCTGCTTGCATTTCTTCGCGGGTATCGTATCCAGATTCCGGCTCATCGTGAACGTACAACCGCTTGAGCGCTTTCTCTAACTCTTTCTGGTCATGGGAACAGTTTAGGGACATGGGCTATCCTCCAATACTTTTGCGGGTGCGTTCGATTAGTTTCTTTGGGACTTCCGGCGCGTACTGCAATAAAGCCTTGTTGATTGTCTGTGTCATCGGCATCCCTGTGGCACTTTTCAGAATCTTCAAAAACTTGTAATCCTTCTCGGTAATTTTAATGCTTTTCATTTCTTCTCTCCTTTCTTGAGTAGAGTATATACCCCAAAACGCCACCTGTCAAGAAAAAAGAATAGACATATTTCTACGTAGAAAAGTGTCTATTCCGTGTCTTTTGCTTTGAGTTCCAGTGGGATAGCAGAAGCCATAAAAGCGGTGTGTCGAAGGAGGCATACTACAGAGTCAAGTTCAGACGGGTCGCAGTTGCAACCGTCAACAGTCCATGAGGGGCAATCTAAACATTTCATATTGTTCTCATTTTGGGTTACAATCGTTCACGGTTTGAGAACACCTTACATACCAAACTTGATATATGTTGTAAATTACACATTATTTAGTGTAAATCATATCTTCCCCGTCCAATCCCTCGCTGTCGTCGGGAACGGGACATACGGCACGTGTTTTGTGCGCTGGAGGTTCGTTTCAAAAGAGTAGCAGATAGGGCAGAGCGCTTTTCCTTTATGTAAGTACACGGTAATGGCGATCCGCGTGCAATCGTAGCACCGCACAGGTTTGGTTTGTTTACTCTTTCGCTTTTTCATCGAACGCCTTCTTTAACACCTTCGCCAGCACATGAGGACAACCGTTGAGACCATGCGTACACCTCTGACCTTTAAACTGTTTGATAATCGGCTCCACATCATCCCCTGCCCGGCGGAGCATATAGGTCAGATTATCGCTTACTACACTAAGCCAGCCACACCCGCAGGAGTTATCCTGGTTGTCGAGTGACGCAATAAGGAAATGAAAACTCTCGTCGCCTTTATAGGCTATGCGAACACGCAACTCGCCGCAGCCCACGTGCTCCTTGAAAGTACAGGTTCGGTAGCTTCTCATGCGTCCATTGGGAACACTTGGCAATACCTTCCTTTATCAGTTACTACCCCACACCCCAAGAGAGGGAGCTTCACGAAATCTCTCCCATAGGCAAAAGCATACGCCCGGCGGTCAATTCCATTCCCCACGTTCATACCCCAGATTCTATCCTTCTCGCTTTTGAGATATCCACAAGCCAAGCTCGTATGAGTATGCCCGATAACCGTTGATCTACGTTTGAGCATAGCCGCCTTGAGGTGTGCGTAATCTCCGGCGAACCCCGTACCGTGTAGGTACTGCACGCCGTCTATGACGTGGCTGAAAGCATCTTTCCATCCCGTAGGCAAGCCCCAGATGTCCCTAAACGGCCTGAAAACAACGTCAGGAAGCCCTACGTGCCGCGCTTTAAGGTCAACGCGTCTATCATGGTTACCCAGGCACAGGAGCACGTCAGGAAAGGCTTTAAACCAGGGTTCGAGCCGTTTCCTGGCTTTCTTAATCTCATCAGCCGGGGAAAGGCCATTAGGGTCAGCGTCGAAATTGAATGAGCAGGCGTGATTATCTACAAGGTCGCCGATATGTACCACTGTGCCGCATTTGACACGTTCTTTAATTTGTAGGCAAAATTCTAAGTAGTGCGGATGTTCAAAGGGGAGATGTGTGTCGCCAATGACAAGTACGTGATCTTTATGCGTACAGACTCACCTGACCTTACATTTCGCCACTTCGGCGAGATACTCATTAGATAAGAAAAACCCGTCTTTAGGCGCTGTTACAATCTGATCCTTTTTGACAGCGATTATGTCCTGCGTCGAAATCGGATGTAGGACTACAACGTTAGCGCACCCTGCGATTAAGAGCGTCAAGGCCAATACTGACCGCCGAACTATCCCCATTTTTTATTCCCTCCACGACCTTGTCAATCGCATCCTGTTGTTCTTTGCGTTTCACGCTGTTCTTTTCCAGCCATAGTTTTATAATCGGGAGGAAAAGCTGTACCAGCGCCCCCAAGACGGATAGCCAGCTCATTTCTGGAATATCGCTTTCAACGCGCCGAGCGCATCGTTAATTTCTTTCTTAATCGCCGTCACTTCTTCTTTCGTCAGCGCCTTGTCAGCAAGCGAGCTGTTAACAACGGTAATGACTTCGCTTAACTCAACCAGCGCTTTCATTACCTTCTCGACGCGCAACCAGATAAACCCCACTCCGAGCAACAACGGTATTGCCATATACACTAACTGCATCCAGTCCATAGAACCCTCCTTTTGTTTACCTAACGCTTGTTTTGTTTACTTAACACTTGTTTAGTAGACTGAACATCCAATAACTCATACAGTATCTCAACCACCGTCTTGTCTTTCTGCCTACAAATATCAGAGCAGGGCTTACACTCAAAGGTGTGTGATTCTACACCGCAGATAGGGCAAATCATCATTCCCAATCCTTCTCTATGTCCTTATGCGCCTCGCTCGTCGGTATATGCGCAAGCCATTTGCCGTACTCATGCCGGGGGAGACGCTCAGTTTTCCAAGAGCATAAGGTACAGTGGAGGATGACGTCCTCTTCAATAAATTCCTTGTACAATCCTATCTTCTGTCCACACTTGTGGCATTTTTCTATCATGGCTTGAACAGGAATTTGATAATAAATGTTGCTACTGTACCGAATACACCACCTAGCATTGAAGCCTTCCCCTCAATATTCGATACTTTTCTTTCAAGGTCACTTAAAGCCTGTGCTTCTTTATCACAAGGGAGTCCATCCAACCGCTTCTCAATTCCATCCAACTTCGCGGCAACATACCCTTCAAAAGCTGTCTGCGGCTGAAAGTCCGTACCCATTATTTCCCCCTTATAGATTTAACATCACAAACATAATTACTCCGACGATAAAAAGCGCTATTGCCACGTCTCCCTCACTGCTCAACCGTCTCATTAAAGTAAATTGACGCACCGATTCGTACCGTTCCCGATTTCGCCGTCGTATTCCACGCCCACCAGACGTCAGATGCTATTTGTTTGTCAGTAAAGTTCATTACCTCGACCTCGGTGTTGTTATATTTTGTCGGTGAGTAAAGGTTGACGCAATTATTCCCTGCGCCGTCGCATTCCATAAGGCAACCAGTCAAGGACGTTCCGTTATAAACCAATACCGAGACCTTATAAACATCAACGGCTATTGGGTACGGCGGGATTTTCTGTATTCCGATGGGAGGGTTATAGTAATCAAAACTACGCCCACCGTCAACCATGTGATATTTGATTGATTCTGCCTTAACGTATCCCGCATCATTAGCAAAATCATTCAGAGTTACGTCTGATAGGTCAATATCCTCATCTTGTATGTTAGAGACATGCAGTGTCGTATCTGCGGCGGATACGGAGAGAAACGGAGTAATCAGGAGCAATAGGGAGAGGATTATTTTTTTCATCAGTCAATAAAAATTAGCCCTTCAATGGTTACGTTACCGGATATATCTAAATTTATATCTCCAACGGGCGGAGTAATAGTCGTTCCTCCTCCAAAATCATCCAGATGTACGTCTGGTCTCCATCCGTGCAAAACTAATTCTGTCGTCGAACTCCGATAAGTGGTATCCGCAAAGGTAACCGCTTCGATCCATGTTACAGACCCCGCATCGTAATACCACGCCTTAACGTTCGTAGTGGTCAGTTCTATCGCTATTTTATCCCCACTAGATAATCCACCAGAAACAGTGTAGTCAGAACCTAATTGAGTACTTATCCCGTTATCTAACCTATATAGTCGCAAAATGTCATCGCCAATGTGTGTATACACCCTATACCCATCTATATCTGTCATATTTGTTATTGCAAAGACTTGTGCTTCGCCAGTGACATCTATTGACGCCAGCGTGATAAAACATTCCACATCAGGGCCATACGTTGCCGCTGTCCATGTAGCATACGCATCATTATCGTAATCAGCGTTGCGGCAGTAATTATCATACGTATCTAACCCATAGGCAGTCCAACCAGTATTCGACCACGATACGCCAGGCGGTGGGCCTTCGCTGGCTCTGTTAAAATTATCTAGTACCGCCGTCGTAGGAAACTCCCCCCACGCCGTCGATGTCAGGAAAAATAAAAATATGAAAACCAGTAACCGTTTCATCAGTATGTTGACATCTTTCCCCATGAGGATGCCTTTATGGTTGTTAAATTAACTGTTTCTCCTGCAAACTGGCACGTGACTACGCCAGAAGCGCTTGGCAGTATGTTCATTGTTATGCGTGCTAAATACGTCGTATTTGCCGCTTGTACCGCCGTTTCTGTGACTGCATCAGCGCTTGCTGTTCCCCACCCTTGAAACTCTCCCCCTGCCCCGTCTGCGGCTATTGGGATATACGCCGTGTACCCTGCAATCGTGGCGGATGGATACCATACGCCGAGTTTCAAACCGTTTGTGGTCTGGTTCGACTGAAAGTACAATCCAAAATCTATTTGGTAATTAGTTCCTGAAGTTACGCTAAAAGCAAGATCTGTGATGTTGGCAAGTGTAGTTGAGTTTATCCCCTGGTCACCTGTTTTAATAACCGTGGTCGGCCCTGCGCCCGTAGCATCAGCACGCCACGCAGGAGCGCCGTTTGCGTCTGTTTTCCATACCAAACTATTTTGACCGGAGCTCGAAGCAACAACACCAGCGGTAATGTTACTCTGTAAGGTTACGTTAGAGCCGTTGATGCCAGACAATCCCGCTCCGGTTCCGGTTATACGCAAAAGCGTATTTGCAATACGATCATCAGCAAGCGTTCCGATAGTAACGTTTGTCGCATTTATCTCGCTAAATCCTATTCCTGTTTCTCCTACCAGTAGAACAACGCTCGACTCGTTCGCCGCGCTATTGAAATTATCCAAAAACGAAACTACCTGAGCGTGTACCGTCGACGAGAATAACAAAAATAGTGCGGTCAGTAGGTATCTCATTACCAATGTGCCCTCCAAGCTGTTCCATTCCAAGTATACTTAATATGGTTAGTCGCATTCATGTATTCTGTCCCCTCCACAGGATTAACAGGAGTTGTAGCTGTAGGAGTAAAAACAACAGTAGTATTAAAGATTATTCTTGGGTTAGCTTGTATCGTTAAATTATTCGTTGCGTTGATAAATGCAGCACCCGTGCCAGAAACATTCAGGGCAGTTACTCTCGTCGTGCCATTGACGTCAAGTACGTATGCAGGGTCGGTTATTCCTATCCCAACATTGCTATACGAGGTATTGAGGTAAATCTCACTCCCTGTCGTATTCCATTGACTCGAACCACCAGCTCCAGTCGTATCAATCGACGAGATACTAATATTCTCAGCGTTATGCGTTACAGTTACATTTGAGTTTCCGGCAACGATAGTTTTATACTTCCATCCGAGCGTACCGTTTGATACCACCACGTCTTGATTTGCCGTCCCGTTTGCAGTCAGTCCAGCAAGGGAGAGCGTCTTTGTCGCTCCCTCTGCGTCTGCTCCTGATACCATTACGGGTAAGGTAGCGGCGTTGGTGGCGACGTAGTTTCCCGTGGTATTTGTAGCCAGCGCAACAAAATTATCCTTGTTGGTAAGGTTAGAGGCGTTAAGGTTGATTAACGTAGCCGCGCTCTCCCCTTCGTGGATAACGGTTGATACTATCTCATCAGCCGCCCACGGGTTCGCCGTGTTGACAAGATTTTCTGCTATCGTACCATCGGCTATGTCGGTGAGCGTAGAGTCGCCTGCCTGCTTTGCGTTCCAAGCGTCGCGTTCAGTCTGGTTGGTATGGATCGTGGTGTTTTCCCGGTGCGTTTTTGAGGCGCTGACATTCGCATTGGCATCAACGCTGGCGGTAAAATCGGAGATGTCGCTGACCGTTACTCCTGCGGGCTCGTACACTCCACCATGAGCATGGTCGCCAGCGCTCACCTGTGTCGCGCCTGTGCCTATCTTCGACTCTGCACCCAGATCGCCGTAGGCGGAGTAGCGGTCAATACTGACAGTGCCCGTGGTCAGATTCGAAGCATTGCCGTCCCCTGACCCGCCCGCCGTGATTGATACGTTCGTTACGTTTGTAAGTCTGCCGTCCGCGTCCACGGTGAATTGCGGGACTAATGTTCCGCTGCCGTACACCCCTGCCGCCACCGCCGTGCTCGCAAGCTCCGACGGGCCGACTGTGCCCGCGACGATTTGCAGACTGTTTGCCGGGCCGGACACATCCCCGCCGAAGCCAATGAGCTGCGAAGCGTTCCCCAGATAAAAATATCCAGCATCAACCGTTACGTTTCCACCGGCGACGTGCAATTTCTCTGACGGCGCGGTCGTGCCGATGCCGACGGAGATTACTTCAAACGCTACGGTTGAATTTGTTAGATATATTTTTCTTGCTCCGGTAGAATTTGTTAACGTAAATGCGTTTAAACCGGTATCATATTTTGTTGAAAAACTACTGCTCTGCCCATACGTCAAAGCGACATTATTCATTAACGTGGGAGGTGAACCAAAATATATGCGCGACGAATTGTCTATCCCCGCAGTTCCCCTGATAGTAGGACCATAGTCAGATGAAACAATATCAATGCTAAACGAACTATTTGGATACCCACCAACAGAAGACCCTTTTACCACGAAATTATAATTCGGCGCCGTCGTCCCAATCCCCACGTTGCCCGCGTCCGTTACCACCAGCCTATCCGTACCTGCTGAATCGGAGATGCGCAGGGCGAAACCCGTACCGGTTCCGCTACCCTTGACGTGCAATTTTGCAAGCGGACTGGAGATACCTACGCCTACGTTGCGCGTCAAATCGTACGTCACGATGCCGCCGGTGGCGTTGGAAAAGCCGGTGTCGTTGCGGGCGTTGGAGGAGGTGTAGTTTGAACCCACTCCTCCAGCGTCTACCGCTTCAATATATCTGCCTGTAGCATTATCCCATGCCAGCACATACCCGTCCGTATGATTTGAGGGAGATTTTACTACCGCAAGCGGCGTACCCGTCGGGTACTTCTGGGCATAGTCCGCCCCTGTGAGTAATAACACGCCAAATACCGCTATCAGTAGTTTTTTCATGTTCCCTCTCTTAAATTAAATTGTAGTATCCATAATCTAAACTAGCTCGTGCCGTCCAGTTTGCGCCGTAGAGACTAACGCCAGCGGCATATCTGTACGTGCCTGACGCCTCATTCCACTCCATGATTATCCACGCACCGTTTGACGCGAGATAACCATAATACTTCGGGTCTCCAGACGAATCATCATCTGAAATTTCGTAAATTAACCCGTTATCACCACCGCGATGGTAACGGAACGCATTATCAGTAAACTGGATATTTGCCATGAGCCACCTTTATTTTTTAACTATCGCCGCTACTTTCTCCATAATCAAATTACCCAGGTTTTCTTCTTTGTCAGCTATCGCCGCTTCTCTTTTGGCAACTGCGTTTTCACGGGCTACCAGCCCGTTGGTGACTTCCTGCTCATGCTTCGCCCAAAGTTCAGCTCTTGCCCCAACTGCCGCCATTGATGCCGCCGCTTCGTTCTTTAACCTCTCACCCTCTGCGTGCAAAGTCTGCGCGTTCTCGATGTACTTTACTCTCGCCTCACGGCTTGCCAAGTCCTGCTTGATGGCTTCAAGTTCAGCCTTGACTGCGAGGTTTGAGGCTTTGAGTTTATCAACCTCAGTTACCTTCATCGCTAACTCGTTTAGTTTTGACACACACGCTTGGTACACTCTACCGATGTCTTCTAGAATCTTCTCCATCTTACTTCTCCTTTTGTTGGTTGTGTAACTTCCCCCTCATCTTCTCTCCTTGCCGATGATTAGACCCATTAGTATTTTACGCATTTTAAGCTCCTATCAGGAACGGTAGCACGAGCAACGCGCCCCGACCCAGTTCTTCTACCACAGCGTTCTTTATCCACACACTCCAGACTGTAATTCCTACTACCATCACCGCAGACCGTACACCGAACAACATCCATTCGCCTGTATGCCAGTACCACGGGAGGAAGGCTAAAGAATATCCTAAACCCGTAAGCAACCAATTCCACCACTTTGCGTCCTCACCCTTCTTTTTCCAGTACGTCGTGAGTGAAACAAACAACAGCCCAAAGGTCAGTATGAGCGTCCAGTGCCACTCCTGCGTGAGTATAAGCATCAGGCAGACTACAAGAGGCACACCGAGATCGCGGTACTTGGTGTTGAACCCACTTGCGCCACCTGTACGATACGCAATCGCCACGAGGACTGCACCTGTCAGGATGTATGGAAGCGCGTGGATGGAGACGAGGTAGAGGTTCATTAGTTTCTTCCCTTCACTGCACCACGACCAGCAACAGCCGGACGGCCCGCAACTTCTCCACGCCCTTGCAAGAGTTGGTCGCGGCGGATAGTTTGTTTTTCTTTTTTCATACCCATGATATTTCCGGTGAATAGTCTATCTAATCCGATGTAGGGAAATCCAGTAAGGTTAGCTCCAACTCGTAACCCCGCCTTGAGCTTTGTTTCAGGTTTCTTGGACGTAAAAACACTCGCCGTGTCCTTCAATAATCCTTCCAACGGTGTTATACTCCCATAACTAGACCCGAAAGAAAGTAATGATATGAAATTCCCAGCCAAGAACATCCCACCTAAAGCACCATCAAGCACATCTATCGCGTAATCTTTAGCACCTTCACTCTTTCTTGTGGATAACAGTCCAAGTAAATAAGCTGGGATAAGCGCATACCATATAATATTACTCGCAAACTCCCCGACGTTAATATTCCCAGCTTTCTTATTAAAAATTGATTCTACTAACAGATTGAAGTTTTGGTTGGGTTGATTCCTGAATAACGTAAACAGTTTTTGTACTTCACCCTCACGAAACCGTTCGGGAAGATGTATTGGTGTTCCAACTGGTTGTGTCCGACGAACAGCAGTATCAGCCAATTCCTTCGCCCGCTCCCCTGATATTCCGTTTCTGGTAGCTTTATCGTAAGCAGCTTTCCAGATAATATCTACCGTCAACTTATCACCTAAAACATAAGGCCACATACTTAACTCTTTTAATTTTTGCAATCCTGTGGCATGGGCTATCCTTTGGCGGCTCGTTCTCTTGGAGATAATCTCCCTTAACTCTCTTTCACTTGAAAATTTACGATGCCGCATAAACGAACTGATACCGTCTATTTCCTTATCTATTCCAAACGGATTAAGAATCACCTCTCCTATTGCCCGTAAAGTAGCTCCTTTTCCAACAAACTCTGCTCCTTGAAGTAAAGAAACCCCTGACTTGGCAATACTCAAGATATTTAACCCAAGCACAGAGGTCATATAGTTCGTTCTGATAAACCTCGATATTTTATCTAAAGACGTGCGGATTTGTGCATCTGATCCATACCCGACATCCTTAACCCACTTATCAAGCGTTTTCCAGTATTCTTCACCGAACTGTTGCTTTATAGCGTTCTTGATTTCAGGATTATAGAGTATCTTTCTTGCGTTTCGTATTGATTCCTCAAACGCAACATAATGCTGTACTCGTGTATAATTATGCAAAAGAGTATCAATAAAACTTATATCTTCCAACCCCTTTATTGAACCTACCCTTGACTTGGTAAATCCCTTCTGAACCGCGGCCTTCTGCGCATAACCGCGCTCTAAGAGACTGCGTTCAAGTTCTTTCGCATACGATATATCTTCCACTCTCCCCGTAGGAAAATAGTTCTGCTCTTTCGGGAACCGCACACCCTCAACCTTTTCATACACACTGGCTATTTGCGGATGTTGATACTGGTCGAAGTACCTCAAGATGTTATCTGCCGCTTGTTTCTCCTTCGGGCTTAAGAACCTCTCGATTATACCGATATCTTCTTCAGTAATACCACTACCAAGAAGATGTGCTAAAGTCTTTTCATTCTTCGATAACGAGTAAATAGCGAGCAGCGCATCTTTCTTTACTCCTTTGAACCTTCCCACCGTATACTTTCTGACAAGTATTTCCTCAAGGTTGAGATCCTTTATCGCCTCACGTATTTTAACAATGGCTTCATGCCCGTTATCTAGTTCACGCAAAGAAGAATCATACAGGGGTTTCCACAAAGCGTTATAAAGTAAACCCTCCTTACCACCGTCAAGAAACTTAATCATAAGCTCTGGGCGTAAATCTCTAATGATATAATCCCGAATCGCCTCGAAGCCTTTATTCTTTAAGGTCTTATTCTGCTCCTGTAATTGCTTAATAAAACTTGCGTTTTCTTTTAATCCTTCACCGCCTGTTATGCTCTTTACTGCTTCTTGGACAAATTCGCTAAAGTTCCGCTCACCTTGTGCAGTTAGAAGTCGTTGTTTCAACATCCCCTGATGGGGAAGCCTTTTTATCGTTTCACTTACTCCCTGCAATTCTTCAAAAGTCATTTCATTAAGCGGTATTTTTTCAAGTAAATCCAGCTTCTCTTGTGATATATTTACATCATTACCGATTGATTCTTCATATTCGACAAAGTTCTTCATTCGCTCACGCGCAAGTAGGGTCTTGGCGGAACGTCTATGTAGATCAAAATTATTCTTTATTTCTTCTATTCTTTCCCGGTATTCAATCGGTAAATTATTCAAAGGTAAATCTTCTATCCCGCGCACGATATTACGCACTTCAGCTTTAAATGCCTCGCGTGCGTTTTTTCTTGCCTCTTGTATTTTACGTGAAATGCTTTCCGATTCCTTCCCCTCGATTTTACCTTCAACAAAAGCACGACGTTGGAGTTTCGCCGTTACTTTAGCGTGTTCTGCTATGAGTTGTCTTATTTCAGTTGACTTCTGACGCACCATTTGTCCGATAATCTTTTCTTCACCCTTAAGGATTGTCGTCTCTTTTTGTGAAACTATCTGTGGTTTAAGTGTTTCTATTTCACCTTCTAAGGCGGATTTTCTTGTATCTAATTCGCGCAAAAACTCTTTCAACTGCCCCTCGTCGTCTAGTTCAACACCGAAACGATCGCGTAACTCCTGCAAAGCTTCATCAGGAGAGATCCCGCCAGACGTAGTAATATAATGTTTTGGGATACCTGACAATTCTTCTTTTAAGTAACCCTTCTCATATTTTCTTATCCTATGCAAAAACTCCTTACGAATATTATCTACTTCTTCGAGTTCGTACTTATCAACCTCTAACTTATCTATACGCTCCTGCATTAACCTTTGTTTCT